AGTCATGTTGTTTGTTATTAATTTGTCTTTTCTTGGTTGTCCAATATGTATAGTTGCAAGTATAGCACAAATCTCTTTGACCTGATCTTCTGAGTAATATGCTCTTATTTGAAAACCTGTTTTACCATCAATGCTTGATCCAACTGGTGGAGGAATGACTCCTCGTTTTATTAATCTTGGCATATACTTTCTATGACGATTAACTAACTTAGCAGTCTCAGCAATTGTGTATGCTCTTTTTCTATTTCTTCTGAAGTCAGAACGTAGACAGGTTTCTAATCTATCTTTGTTAATATTATAAACAGTTACCATTCCTGTTGATCTAGAACTGTGATGAAGTCTTACTAAGTCTCCATTAAGGAACCATATCTTTTTACCGCCAGAAATTACAGGTTCGCTATTATATGCTTCGCTCTGAATTTTTCCTTTTGCAGTAACCATTTTCCCTCCACAGATTCGCTAGGTGGATGATAGAATTTTCTATTTCCACACTTGACACAATATGTTTCTAGGTGATCTACGTTTGAATGTATTCTATCAACAAACATCTTTCCTTCGCACCTTGTACATTTCATCCTAGTTAGGAACTCCAATAGCAATTAGGTTTATACCAACAGTTGCAGTTCCAGATACACCATACCTTACTGTAAAGTTAGCCTGAGTTGTGGTAACAGATGTAAGAACTACAGTTGTATTTGCGCCTGCTGTTGTACCACTTGTATTTACAATAGACAAAGTTACAATTGGTGGAAACTTAAAGTTAGAATAATCAATAGAGTAAGATTTTTCTTGACCTGCTGTTACGGTTTCATTATTTGCAATTGACTTAAACTTTCCAATAAACTTTGTATTAGATGTTTTTAAACTTTGTTTTTCTCCACCAACAACATCAACATCTGTATAGTTATATGTTGCATCAGATATTTGGGTTGATAAAAAATTAACTGCCTCAACTAACTGATAAATATATGTAACATCAAGAGGTTGTCCTCTTTCTGGTAGTGGTACTTTTGCCATTTTATTCCTCCTATTATATTATATCAAAGACACTGTGCCAGAGTCAAAGACATTTAGTGCTGCCTTAATTTCTTTTTTTGATGAAATGATTTGAACCTTTACTCTGACCGATGTAATACCAGTTTTTAAAAATGAATATGAATGTACTTTTGATTTTCCATGATAAAAAAACTCGCTTGAGTCAAACTTAACAAAAATATCGTATTCTGGAAAATCATTTTGGTCTCCCCATACGGCTGTAATTATGTTTCCTGCCTTAGATACTGCACCACTTGTTACAACAACATCAACGCCATCTGAATTATATATTGGAGACCAGTGGGAAACTCTGTTTCTATCTTCAGATATAACTCTATAGCGAACATTATACTTTTCTGTATCGTGATCTATTGGTGGTAGTGATGACTTCAATACTCTAAGTTTTTTAATGTTAGCGTCAGCCATTATGTTACCCCAATAGAAAATCTAAACTCAATGTAGTTGTTTGTGTTTGGAGATTTAATAACAGTTGCTGCAGTATCATTTTTAATAACAGAGTACCCTGTCAATCCATATAGAGGATTAATTGTTGCTATGTTTTCAAGTCTCATTGCATCAAGGGCTATGTAGTAATCAGAGGTTGGGAATGTTCCACCGCTTACACTAGAATCAAATACACTGCAATAAATCTTTACAACGGTAACAGCGTTCCAAGTAAAGTTTTGTGTCTTATATAATTCTTGTAATTGTTTTGAAACAACAAAATATCTATTAGTTGCAAAATCATAACCATCGACACCATCTTGAATATCAACCTCAAACCTAGCGTATGTTGATGGATTTGCTTCATCTGTTCCTGCAAAGTCAACAAGAATTCTTATTGTATCTGGAACAGATGCAGACTCTCCATCTTTATTTATTAAAGAAAAAGCAAGTCTAAGTTCATCTGTTGGTGCATTTTGTGTAAAGTCAACATTTGGAGATGCCAAGTGTATGTGGTTTCCAGAGTCAATGACAATGTGATCAACTCCTCCAGAGCCTCCACCATCTAGACTTAAGTCTGAATTGTTTCCTTGAATAAATATTGCATTATTTAAAAATCTTGGTCGCTCATATCTATTTGAACGCTCTAGATTATAAAAAATAGAATTATCTGCATTAGTCTGAAATACTCCAGAACCTGTACCTGATGCATTAATAATGTCATCATCGTTTGAATCAAGTGGTGTTGAGACTGTAGGAATTTGTGTAGATGCAGAAGATGTATGATGTTCCCAGTTCTCGCCCTGTGTAAATGCAAAAACAGTTTTGCTGTCCTGTGTTCCTGCTGAAGGATTAGATCCTGCTGAGTATAGGCCTACCTCTGTTATTTCATATCTTTCTTCTGTTGGTAGTTCTGCTGTTAATACTATCTTATCAATACCGTTTTCGTTTACGAATCCTCTAGAAGAAATCGGAACTCTAAACATTTCAAAATCTAGGTTTGTTTTTGTTGCAAAGTCATCAGCAACATCTTCAGTTTGCAATGGTGTTGGACCACAACCAACGGCAAGGTAAGATGCGTATGCTGGCGCTTGGCCAAGCATATACTTTCCAATAATATTTTTGCCAGTATTAGTTATCATGACGTAGTTTCTCCAAAGTTTGCTATATATATTGTACCATCCAAGGATATTTCAACCTCAAATAATTCATCATTATTGATGTTAATACCCTCAATAATTAGGTCTCCAGTGGCCTCTTCAATATACACGTTTGTTCCATTTGGACCATTGCCAACAAGTGGAACCTTCTCTTCAAATTTTATAGAAAAGTTACTAAAATATTTTTCTGACGTAGCCTGTAGTCTTAAAATATTGTTAGGATTATACGTTTGCTGAATTAATCCCAAGTTTTTAATCGGGGTATACGATACTTGCTGACCATTCACAATATCATTTCTAGCAATATTAATTAACTCTTGTCCACCAATATCCTCAAATATAAGATCAGTCATTATCTCAATAGACATTGAGTCATCATTAAATAAAACAGTATCTATTGGGGCGGTCTTTGTAGGACTTTTTGGAAGTAGGTTTGAAACAGATGCTGATGACGGTGTGTTTGGGGTTGCTGATACCATTCTTATACCTCACTCAAGTAAACTGTCATGCTTGGCCCTGACTCTGACCTAGCATACTCTATATTATATACAACAAAACGAGATGTATCTGATGCTACCAACTCAATCCCAGTAGAGTCCTTATAGTCAATAGTAATAATATCTCCAAGTTGTAAAGTTGGAATAGAAAAAATATTAACACCAACAGATTTTTTTGGAACCATCAGTTTATTAATAATCCAATTCATCATTGCTTCTGCATCATCTTGTGTTTGAATGTATGGGCTATCAACGCTAAACTCATTTTTACCATATGTAATTCTGCTTAACTTAATCTCATCGTACTTTAATTTTTCAACTAATGGAGAATAGGTAAGTGTGCCTCCTACAAGTTCTGGATCTGAAAGGTTTCCACGTTTCTTAAAAAATTCATCAACAGTTAGTTCGTGTGTTGTATCTTGTGTAAATGTAATGCCTTGAATTCTTAAAAAATTTCCAGTTGTTTCATCTAAATTTAATGCTTTGTCTGTTGAGTTAAAGATTAAAAACTCAGCACCATATGAGTCTGCATAAAATCCTGAAGATGTATACCCTTTTATATTATTAAATGTTGGAGATAATTTTGCATATAATGCTGGATAGGCACGATCATACTTAATGTCAAAGTATGAGCACTCTCGCATGATAGACCCAAACTCTTCAAAGTACATATTATAGTTTGGTGGTTGTTGAGAACTTATGCCAGAGAGGTAAGTTGATTGAACAACTCCGCTCATAGCATATTTTCTAAATGAATCATTTACATCAATACTTGAACTACCAAACTGATTAGAAAGAGTTTCTCCTATAACAAAAGAGGTGTTCTGACTATAGTTTTGAGATAAAGCATATATATTTTCAAACATACACTTAGATGAGCCACGAACAAACAGTGCCATATTATTATAGACTGGAAGAGGATCATTGTCATCTACAACTTTGATGAGTTGGTTGTTTATATAAAGATAAAACCTTCTTATCTTTCCAATATCTTGATACTCTACAGATAGGTCATAGACTGTTGAGTTATCTTCTGCAGACATTCTTTGCTGCCCAGAAAATAAACCATCGTCTACAATTACCTTTGACAGACCTCCCCAAAGTTTAATTGGAACTGCATTAGTATTTGAAGAATCTTTTTTAATTTTATAAAAAACAACGTTGTTAATTGAAACTTCTGCTTGATTGCTTTCATCTAATTTTAGATATGGGGTAATATTGTCTTCTGTTAATGCTATAAGTTCAAAATAATATCCATTGTTTGTCTCTGGGTTTAGCAATACTGCAAGACCTCCAGAGCCTCCACCAATATTCACGTTTTGATCTGGCTGTGTTCCACTAACCTGAAAATATGGAATACTGCCCGTTGCGGTTTGTGTTCTAGTTAAATTGTTTTCAATTTTTCCTATGATTCTCATTCTTGTTCCAAAATGTCTATAGGCATTGTTTAATTCCTTATAAACATATGAAACAAAGTTAAGGGGTGTTTCTGTTGTCTTAAATGATGGACCATTAAATACAAGAGCCGATGACTGAATTGTTCCACTTTGTGTAGACAGCAAGCCATTAATGTCTGTATCAGTCAAATCACTTGTTGCCATAAAGTTTTTAATGATGCTATTTCTTGTTGATTGTTTAGCAGTTATATTGTTTACACCTGCAGCACCAAGAGTGGTTGCTGGTAGGCTTACATTTTGATCAAGTTGGGTTGTAAATAAATACTGTGTCTTCATGTCAACACCACGTACATTATTACTGTCTGTCCAATATGTATTTATTCCAGCATAGTGGCTAGTTATTTGTGTTCCAAATTGTCCACGTCCGTGGTCTGCTACAGCACCATTCTGAAGTCTTGTTACACCATTAACTGTTTCGTAGTATGGCGTTGAGTATATTCTAATTAATCCCGTTGGATATATTTTTCCATTAAATGGAAGAGATGCAAAATACCTTTGATACTCTTGGTTATCGCTAATCCAAACATTTCCAATACCAGTTATATTGTACTGTGCTGCATCATACTTTATAATTTCTCCATTAGAATATAGATATCCTGTATTTCTTGTTAACCAATATACATTTTCTCCAAGATCAATTATGTTGTTTACAACAACATTTTTTTCAACAGTTGGTGGTGTGTTTAAAATATTTGAATTTAATGGCATTGCTCCAAGAACATAACTTCCTTGCTTTGATGCTAGTTCATTTATTGTTTTAGTTGAGTCTGTTCCAGCAACTTCCCACAACAATGATGGCTTATATATCCAAGTTTTTTCTTTATCAATCATGCTTGATTGCTTTATTGAGCCGTAAGATCTTTGAATATACCTAGTTGTATAATTAATTTTTCCATCATTATAAATCTTTTTATCTTGTGATGCTATAGATAAAATATTAGGTAGATTTCCAGAAGATGCATTTTCAATTACTCCAGAATCTGTTTGATTATTTGATCCAGATAATACAAAGTCTACATTTCTTTGTGCTTCTGTTGGCATTAAATAGTCTTTACTCATTACAACAAAGTTGTTGTATTCATCAAAAAACATTGCAGTTTGTGTAGATACTGCTAATTGGTTTAAAACCTCTGCAACATTTTGATCTGGTGCAATAAAGAAGTATGGAATTATGGGATCTGATTCATCTGCTACACGCTTAAAAACATAATTGCTAAATCCAATATAGTCAAGAATAAGAGATATTGCATAACTTAAAGATGTCTGTGTTGTAAGAAGTCTTGGTGCTGGCATTGATTCTAGGAAAAAATAAAAATCTCTTAGTTCTAAAGATAGTGTGGCTCCAGTTACGTCTGCCTGTGGGAATCCTTCTGAGTATAATGTTTTAATAGGAATAGAATACTCATCCCCATCAACATCAAATATTGATTCATAGAAGTTAAACTTAATATTCTTTCTTATATATTTAGAGACTATACTTAAAGTATTGTTTTCATTAAAGGCTTGATCATCATCGAATAAAGACATGGTTCCAGTTGATGCTAATAGTTGTCCTACTGGTAGTGATGTTGATCCAATGTCAGAAAGTATTTTTTTAATGTTGTAATCAATAACCTTGTCTGAGATGTTTACCAATAGTCTTGGAGACATTTCAATTAAATCAAGGGTACAGTCAAATTTATTCATGGTTTCAACAACAACTCTTATTCCACGAATATATGAAAACTCTCTATATGTTGTAGAGTTGTTTGCGTCATTGGTAAAAAAGTCTGGGCTTGTTAAGTCTGTAACTAAAGTTGTTGAACTATTTATAATTCCAGATGCCAGGTCCCATCCATATTCTGGAGTAAATGTATTATATGCATTACTTGAACTACTCCAAACATAAAATGTTCCTCTTTCATTTTCATTTTGCACAACAAGATAGGCATATCCATTAACAGAAGTTTCTGGAAGCAGTGTGCTAGATGATAGTTTTTCTGCAAACCTAAAGTTTGTTTTATATTGACTTGGAATTTTTAAACCATACTCTAATTCCACATATCCATCTTCTGGAACAATGGGCGTTCCATCACTACGCAATGAGTTTTCATCAAATGAGTATGCATCAACCCAGTTATTTCTATTTAAATATTGAACCTTCCATCTTACTGGAGTTGTTTTATTTTGTACTCCATAAAGTGGATCACCCAAAGATCCAGACTGGGTTATCATGGTTCCCATATTGATAGTGCCAACATTTGTTTGCATCTTTACAATAATTTTATTTGCTGGAACATCTTCTTTATAAACTACAAATGGAACAGCATCATCAATATAGTTTAATCCATTTGATATATTTTTAGCAATTCCTCTTTCAATATTATTTTCTGTTCTAAATGATGACCAATATCTAAACTGATCATATCTTGATGCCATATAGTATCTTGGTCTTTGTGCAATAGACTCTCCAGAGTTTGCAAGATATCTATTATTAAAATAAGATGCTTTATTAATTCCAGAGCGTGGTCTAAATGGTTTTATGCAATCCTCTAAAGAATAAATCATTTTTAGTTTTTCTTTAGTTGATGTAAATAGTTGCGGTACTCCAGAGTTATCAAACCCTCCATCTATAACAACGTCTGCATCAGTTGCCCCTGTATAGTAATTACCAGCATCTAGTTGGTCAAACGTAAGTGGTAAAGTTCTAAATTTAACATCTGATCCAGTAGGTCTGTACCTGTAGTTTCCAAGTTTAAATATATTGTCTGGCATATTCATGTTCCATTCAGCCAAGACTAATGACTGTAACTGTACTGTTGAAGATGTTTCTAGATATGTCTTTAATGTCTCACTAACAAACATTTAGACCTCTTCCAGCGATACCGAAATATTCCAAAGATCGTGGTTTGAGCCACCACGTTTTACAACAGAGTAATTAAAGTCTGCAATATAAACCTGAATAATTTGATTATACCTAGCAAGTTTTCCATAGTCTGCATCATCCTTGCCAAAGTTTGAATACTTGTCATATGCTAGAAACATCCAGAAAGGTCCTTTATGGTTTTCATACCAGTCAAGTATCTCTACTCCACCTGCTCCGCCATCTGATGTAAACTCGTTAGTTGTATTTTTTTCAGGAGATAGTCCAGTAGATAAAAACCCTGCGTCTTGATAATATGACCTTGATGGCAAGTTAGTCCAAGAAACAGACATTGTTAGTTTATCTGCTATATGGTATGAACGCATACGTCCATTAATAGTTCTTTGTCTTTGCTCTATTCTTGTGGGAGTAAAATTTAATTCCCCACGATTGTGGTCCGAAAGGATAAGAAATTGATTAATTAAACTTGTATTTGCAGATGCATCAAAGTTGCCTTGCACTTCATAGCCAGTTGGTAGGTATACCCCATTAACCAGTGTGCCAGGGTTCTCAGACCACAACAGGGCCTGGGGGCGTTCATACCTACGTCTACCTGTTAAATACCCTGCTGTAGCCATTTAGCCCCTCTGTGTCCTAATTCTCTGTGAGTCAACTTGTCTAATTTGTGTCATAACGACTCTTGCAATATCCTCTGGATTTGCATCAGATTTAACATTGACGTTTAGATTATAATTATACACCTTCTCGCCTTCGTATGATCCTCTATTTATAGACTTCATCTTATCAACACCATATGAGTCAACTGCATACTTACTCATTACAAACTCTCCTGGAGTTAGCATTGCTGGAATAATGTCTGTTCCTCTTGCTGATCCACCAACTGAAAAATATTTAGGCTTTACCATTCCGCCAGAAGACATTGCCATCATTGCAAATCTTCCACTTGGGCCACCACCACCACCAGTTACATCACCAGTTGGAAGTGTTGCATCATATGCTGCCTGTGCTGCTGCAAGTCTCGCTGCTGCTTCTGCTGCCAGTTTACGGTCATATGCAGCATCTGGTCCTGAGCCAGTATTTTGTGCAGCAAATGCTGCTGCTTCATCTGCTGCTACTTGTGCTGCATCAAGTTCTTCAACTATTGCTATAAACTCTTCAAGTGCTGCTACATCTGCTGCAGTTGAAGTTGGTGAGACATAAGAGTTTTCATTTCCTCCAGATGAAACAAATGCACTTGCTGAGTTTGCTGAAGATAATGCAGCCATTGCTGCAGCAATTTGATTAACAAGGTCTAACATACTTACAAGTTCATCCTTTGATTGTGTAAGTGCTAGTTTGTATGCATCAAGTTTTATTTGAATTGAGTCCCATCCTAGTTTTTCATTTTCAATTGCAAGAAGTTTTGCATCAAGAATTTCTTGATTTTTTTCAAGTTCTGCCTGTAATTTATCTAGATTTTCTTGTGCCTTGGCAAGTTGGTTTGTTTTGATATTATCAATAAGTGTTTCAATTTTTCTAATGTCTAGAAGTTTTGCTTCTCTTAATTCTGTGATATTGTAAACTTGATCTTCTAATTTAAGAATTTCTTCTTGTGCTTTCTTTCTTAGTAGTTCAAGCGCATAAGAATCTTGACTAATCTTAAACTGTTCTGCTTCAATTTGTGCTTTTGTCATACCGCTTGCAGATACTAGGCTATCAGTTTCAGCCTTTCTTGCTGCTGAAATTAAATCTCCAGATCTACGGTTTGCTGTATCTGCTGCATTAGATCTAATATCATTTGCCAATTGTGCTGCTGCGGATATATCACCTTGAGACAAGGCATCAGCAAGAGAAATTCTACTTTTTTCTTGTGAGGCAATTTCTTGATTAAGTTCAGATATTGACTGTAATGCTTTCTCTTGAGCATCGTACTTCTCATTAATTGCTTCAGCAGCCTTATCAATTAATGTTAAGTCATTTGACAATACTGATGATCTATCAGATAGAACTTGTAGTGGTCTATCAAAATTAATATCCATGCTACGTTGAGCATCATTAATTTTTTCCTGAAGATCGTCAAGGAAATTCTGTCCAATATTTGAGTCATACTTAAGTGTAAGATTAATTGCATCAATCTTATCTTGTTCTTTTTGAATACTATCATTAACAGACTTAACATCAATCTCTGCAGTTTTAATCTTAGCCTTTAAACCTATGTTGGCTAAATCAAATTGATTTTGTAATGTTCTGGCTTGTAAATCAAGAGATGCAGTATTTGCGTCCAAGGCTTCTTGAGTAGTTTGTTCAAATGTAAGTGACTGCTTTCTAATTAATTCAAGCATATCGTAATACTGCTTAGTCTTTCCTATTAAGTCACCAAACTTGTCTTTAATATTTACAGTTGCATCGGCTGTACCAATGGCCCAAACGTTAGACTTATCTTTTAATATTTCAAGTATAACTTCTTGTTTTACTCCAGCAGCGGTGAGTTTATTAAATGCTTCAATTTGCATTTTTGTTTCTGCAATATTCTCATTAAGTTTAATTGTACTTAATTGATAATTAAGATCAATTGTTTTCTTTATTTCTTTATTTAATTCTATCTGCTCTTCCTTTGTGGCCTTTAACCCACCTTGTGCAGCAATTTTTGCAGTTAGTGTTGCATCCTGTAATATTTTTTGAATTTCAAGTGAGTTGTAACCTTCTTGTGTTAATAACTTATGTGCTGCAACTTGATTCTCAATTTCTTTGCTTGCATCTTTTACATCTTGAACATATCCAGCAATTGTTGCTTTGCGGAACCCCTCATTAATTGTTACAAAGTCATCCTTTAGTGCTGTTATTCTTCCATTTTTACCAATCTCAAATAAAGTTTTTGACCATAGCATAAACTGTTCTGCGTCTAAACCTCTAATTATTTCCATGAAGTCTTTATCAATAGAAATTCCAGCAGTCTTTGCTGCTGTCTCTATTTGTTTAATTGCTCCAGCCTGTGCATCAAGTCCTGGGTTTATTGAGTTTTTACCACCATCGTTAAGGAATTTTCTTAAAGATATTAAAGGAGTAAGTGCATTAAAGCCACCTTCTTTAACTAACTTAAGCCTTTGAGCAAGATCACTAAGGAAAGATTCATCTCTCTTTGGGCCCTCATCTTTAGGGGTTACAGGTCCACCAGGTTTAGTTGTACTTGGAACTGCTGCTCCAAACAACTGTGTTCTAATTTTTTCCATTGCAGCCTTAGTCGCTGCTTCTATGTTCTTTGGATTTTTTACAAATGATTCTAGTGCAACAGCAGCAAGTCTTCCAGTTTTTGCACCCTTAGCCTGTTTTTGGAATGCAGTCTTAAGTTCTCTATCAAGTATTGCATCAAAACTATCACTAAACTCAATAGATCCCATAGTTATAATTGCCTGGAATTGTAAGTCTTTAGGAAGTTTAGATATTGCATCCCAATCTCTAAGTGCAGAGTCTAATGTTAAGTTTTTACCTGCACCACCTGCTTCTTTTATTGCAAGTTCAATTGACTTTTTGCTTACCTGCCCATTAGGAAATGCCTTATTTAATGCAGCAATTTCTGATCCAACCCTCTTAAGTCTATCAACGTCTGCCTTTTGCGTTTCAATATTTAATTCAATTCCAACATAATCTGGAATTTTTCCAAGTTCTTCAATAGCAGACATTGTTGCATCTGCTTCTGCTTTATTCATATGCTTCATAGCAAATACAAGTTGCTTTTGATTATTTTCATTTGGAAGCATTGTTAAGATTGTAGAAAGTCTTTGTACTCCTTCTGTTCCTTGAACATCAATAAGGGTGTTTAGTCTCTTTTGAATATCCCCACCAGTTTTAGTTAAAGTGCTTACAAGGGTTGAGGCTTCATTTGGTGTGAGTACATCTGATGTAACTAGTGTTGAAATCTCAAGAGTTACTTTATCATTTTTTATTTGATCAAGTTGTGATTGAAGTGCTGCTGCCTGAGCCTTAAGTGGTGCATTATCCTTAAACTTATCTTGCATTCCAACTGAGAATGCCTCCATGTACTTATCACGTACC